GCTCTTTTATCTAATGATGCTTTTGCTGCCTGCGCTTTTGTGCCTAATATCTTACCTGCCAGACCTTTAGCGCCTGAATTTGCAGTAGCTGCTAAATCACTGAGACCCTTTTCTACAGTATTCATATCTACTTCTTGATCTTCAATATGAGCTTCTTCATCACTAAAGAAACCATCTAATGAACGAATACTGCTCTCTTGATCTTCAACGGCATGTACAATACCTTGAATCTTATTATACATATCTTGTAATTTCATAAATTCTTCACTACCATCATTGACTAATTCACCTTGTTCAATAGGTCTATTATGATATTCCTTAACATCTGCATCTTCTTTCTTATGTAGAGCTCTTCTTGCTTCAGCATATTCACTGTTATTTCTAAAAGCATTCTTCTTTTGTCTTAATTCAGCTTTTTTTTCAGGGTCTTTTTCTGTCATACTTTGACGAAATAAATCTCTACGTTCTTTTTCTCTTTCAAGATGACCCTGATAATCATACTTGTTTTTAAACTCATCAGTCTCTGCTAATCCGGACCGTAATTTAGTAATATCCTGATTAACAAAATCACCAAGCTTAGTTAAAAACTTGCTTAATAGTACTGCAGGAGCATCAGGAGAGTTCTTATTACCGCCTATACCGTGCATGTTCATAGAGTATAATCTTGCAAAACTTCCAGAATCTAAAATATCTTTCCTTGTTTTACCTTGCAATCCTCTCAGAAAATCGCCAAATGACTGTCCGCTTCGGGGAGAAATTTCCGCAAGTTGATTCTCTTTTAGAATAGATGTACGCTCTAAGAGGATAGAGTTTACTAAATTAGAGTAGTTATCCATATTAATATTTATTTAATCAAAAGAAATTTAGTTGACAGTCTATTGAAGTAATTACTATTAAGCCATTTCAGATCATATTTCTTACTAAAAGCTTTAGCTTTACTAAATGTAAATTCAGCAAAGTCTTTCTTCGGTTTTTGTATATCGTTAAGAAGCATGTCACCTTTACCGTTCTTACTTCTTAAAAGATGGTCAAAATAGGGTAGACTGTATTTACTGATGTATATCTTAATAGGTAGTATACGTTTCATACGATTTAAAACAGTATTTATTAAATTTATAACATCAGACTCTTCATAGAACTTAAGCATAGAGCATTCCGGTAATTGGGTATTATTAAAAAATAATATATGCTTATTTCTATTCGTGCTATTAAGAATAGCTTCGGAAAATCCAAGAATAATGTAATGATACGCGATCTTCTTAACATCCGAGTTATTAATACTCTTATCTAGAATGTTGAACATATGCAGATCATTTATAATATCATCACTAATATTATCTGCAAAAATCTCATTACAATTAATGAGACATATATTATATACACCTAAATCTAATGATTTCACACAATATTATATCAGTGTTCCAAAAAATTCTTAGGTGGTTTACCTATTCTACAGTTGATTATACCATTATAATAATCTTCACTTAATAGTACATCTTTATCGAACTGCATCTTTGATTCAAAGTAACCTAATTCATATTTATTTCTACAGAATCTTAGTATTTTAAATAAAAATCTGTCCTTACCGTGTGTAGCTATATCGATATTGAGCCTATCACTTGAACCTGTATAGGTCTTCCAGTCACTTTCCACATAATCAATACGCTTCCTCTTCTTACCTTTAAGAGGTGCACGTTTAATCTTTTTAACCATCTGTTTTCTACCGATATATTTCTTATCGTTTACTAAATTGGTAATTTCGTATATAAACCCGAAAGCGTCCTCTGGTATTGTTTCGTAAACTTTCCAATGACCTGTATCCATCTATGTATTTACTTCTTTTTCTTTTTCTTTCTACGCTTGATACTACCTCTTCTAGTCTGGATAGCGCCTAATGCAAAAGGCCTTCTGTAATCTCCAGGAGCATACCAATCACCTGACTGGGAATGACCAACAGCAGCTGCCGGTCCTAAAGCACCCCCACCAACAGTACTATCGTCCTCTTCAGCAGGTTTCTTTTTTTTAAGACTTTTTATAAATGCTTTTTCAAAAAGAGTTGACTTATTCATAATAGTACTTATAATCATAATGTGAGTATTATAGATCAATACGTAAAAGAAATTGAGAAGGATCTGCATGTCGATGAGTTTAATATTAAAGATGTTTCGATGAAAACACCCGGTCGTAAGCATTTTTGGGTCAGTAAACTAATACAACATAAAAAAAATCTTATTAACGTTAAAGCGCAGAGATTTCAATTAAAGAAGGAAATAACTAAACAGATTATCGAAAAATCGCCTGTTAAGGTAACAACACCTATTGCAGAGAAGACTGCATATCAACATGAACAAATGGTCGAGCTGCAAGCCAATATAGATGAGCAAGAGCTTATAATTGAACTACTAGAGAAAACTGAAAAAACGTTTAGTTCACTTAGTTTTGATATTAAGAATATTGTTGAGATTATGAAAATGGAAACATTATGATTACTTTTAGTTTTGATAGAGGTAAAGTTCGTATACAAGGCGAGTTATTTTCAGATATACGCGAACATTTTAGTGTTAAAGATGATACTGCACGTTTTCGTAAAGGTAGAGCAAAATATTTTGCAAGTCGTATATATTGCATCACTCCTACCGGTTTATTTGAGCCTGGCTTATTTTATGATATTATGCGCTTTATTAAAGAGACGTACCCTAACGAAGAAGTTAGAATAGATAAGTCGATATCGCGTGTAGTTAAACCCGGTCTATTAGAGGCTAGAGTATATGATAATCTAACGCATAGTCTTAGAGATTACCAATATGCTGCATGTGAAAATGCAATTAAACACGGTAGAGGTATATTAAAAATGGGTACAGGTGCGGGCAAGACTCTAACTATATGTTCAATCCTAATGAGTGCTTTCCTGCAACGTAAAGATAGTTTTAAATGTTTATTAATTGTGCCTGATCTTACATTAGTTAACCAGACATTTACCGATTTTGAGGAATATAATGCTCTATTCAAATTTACAAGATGGACTGGCAAGCTTAAACCTGACCTAACAGCGAATGTTATAATTGCTAATTTAGGAGTACTGCAGAGTCAATTCAAAGATAACGAGTGGCTGCAAGATGTCGATATGTTGATTATTGATGAATGCCATAAATTAAAGAAGAATAATAAAATTAACAAAATGGTACAGTCTATTAAAACTGTACATAAATTTGGATTAACCGGTACGTTGCCTGATAGTAAGCCAGATGAATGGAATATTATTGGTAAAGTAGGTAGTATAATATATGAAAAAGACAGTTATAGTTTGAGAACCGAGCGTCATCTAACTACCGCTAAAACATCTATACTCAATATAGACTATAATACAAAACCTATACATATTAAAGGTCAGAATCCGTATAAAACGGAATTAGATTTTCTGTATGAAAATGAATTTCGAAATAATATAATTCATCGGGTATGTATTAACTTTAATAATAATATACTCGTACTTGTAAATCATATTGTGCACGGTGAAAAGTTATATGATATACTGAGCGCTGTAAAAGATAAGCAAGTATATTTCATACGTGGAGATGTTGAAGTTGAAGAAAGAGATAGAATAAAGCAATTAATGGAAACAAATACAGATGTAATATGTATTGCAATTAGCGCTATCTTCTCGACAGGTGTCAATATTAAAAATATACATATGATTATTTTTGGCGCCGGTGGTAAAAGCTCTATTAGAACAATTCAATCTATAGGTAGAGGCTTGAGATTACATGATAATAAAGAAAAACTTACAATTATAGATTTAGCTGATAATTTAAAATATGGTAAACGTCATGTCGAGAAGAGGATAGAGATTTATAAACAAGAAAAAATACCATTTTCAATTACGGATATAGTTGAAAAGTAACTACTAGTACTATATAATTAACTTAGTTATGGCGGTAGAAAAAATAAAAAAAGTTGAACCGGTTAAGGTCAAGAAAAAAAGAGGACCTAAACCTAAGATAGACGAATATTATGTTAACCCTGCTGACTTTAAGCAGCAGATTCGTGATTACTATGAAACAGAAGTATGTATATTCGAGTTAGCTAACTCACTGAAACGAATAGCATATGGTCTAGGTAATAAGTCTAATTTTATCAATTATACATATAAAGAAGAGATGATCGGCGACGCGTTAGTCAAGATGTATACTGCTCTTAAGAATAAGAAGTTTAACGTAGATTCTGAGTATAATCCTTTCTCGTATTTTACAACTATTGCGTTCCATGCTTTTATTAATAGAATTAAAAAAGAAAAGAAACATCACGAAACTCTTACAAATTATAAGGAAATGGTGTACGAGGAAGAGATGGCAGCGGTAACTGATGGGCAGGTGTATGTTAAGCCGAACAGTGATGATCTAGAATATAGCAATTAATGAAAAATAGAGTTGCAATATTTTCTGATATTCATCTAGGTGTACATCAAAATAGCGATTTCTGGTTAGGCATTGCTAATAAATGGGTGGATTGGTATATTCAAGAATTACATAAACAGGATATTAGTGATATAATATTCTGCGGTGATTTCTTCCATTACAGAGATGAAATTAGTGTTAAAACGTTAAACTTTGCCAAAGATCTTTTAGATAAATTTAAAGACTTTAACATTACTATGATTACCGGTAATCATGATGCCTGGTATAAAGATACTTCAGAAATTAACAGCCTCTCGATATTAAAAGGTAGACGTAATCTAACTATATATGATAAGCTTGAGACGGTAACCGTTGGTGGCAAGCGTTTAACTTTCTGTCCGTGGGGTACTAGTATTAATAATATACCTGATAGTGATATAGTATTTGGTCACTTTGAGTTAGAGAACTTTAAGATGAACGGGTTTAAAGTTTGTGATCATGGAGACGATCCAGAAGTTCTTATATCTAAAGCACCGTTAATATTTACAGGTCATTTTCATCTAAGAGACGAAAAGACATTTCAGGATAAAAAGCGAATTGTGTATGTCGGAAACCCGTATGAGATGGATTTCGGAGATTCACTACAGACAAAAGGG